GTGTTTCGCGCAGTTTGGCGAAATTTCCCAGGTCAAGGGGGGTCCTTCCGCGCTGCGGCGTCGCCGTGGAGGTACTCAACAAGGCGGGGGGCGCTGATTCGCACCAGCGTCTTGCCGATTTTGATCGCCGGGGGGAAGTCGCCCCGGCGAATCATGCGGTACAGCGTCTCCGGGCTGATCCCGAGGAGGTGTGCAGCCTCGGGAACGGTAAGCAGGTCGGATTCCATTGCTACACCGATAGTAGACACCCGGCGACTTTCGAGTGCGGATTTAAAACAACTTACGCAAGGGGCCAATATGCCTGGTCGAGCGGGCCGTCCTCCGGTTCCCATCGAGATCAAACGCAAGCGTGGAACCGACCGGGCAGACCGCACGCCACGGAAAACGCTGGCCCTTAAACCGGTCGATGGCGTCCCTCCGGTGCCAGTTTCGCTCGGCGAGGAGGGTCGGCACTACTGGGATCGCTACTGGACCGCCGCCTCGGCGTGGCTTTCGCCCGACCTCGACCATCAGGCCCTCGAGTCCGTCTGCCACCTCGCCGACGAGATCGCCGAGTACCGCCGGGCTATGGCCGACGAGGGTTTGCAGATTTCCGAGCCCATCGTCACCCCGACCGGCGTCGTCGTCGGTGACCGGCTGGTATCGAACCCCGCCATAAAGGACCTGCGAAATGCCGAGAAGCAACTCCGGGACTGGCTCAGCGACCTCGGGTTCACGCCGACCGCCCGCGCCCGCCTCGGCCTCGCCGAAGTCCGGCGTCAGAGCAAGCTCGAAGAGCTCCTCGCCAAGCGAGCCACCTGACCCGACCTGGCCGCCGCTTTACCTGTCGCCCGTTCCCGAGGAGGACATCGCCCGAGGCGACGGTGAGCTTGTCTGCGAGGGCATCGAGGCCCTTTGCACGATCTCGAAGGACGGGTTCTCGGGAATGCGGGGGTCGTCGCTCGTTCTTCGCAACTGGGAGCGCCAGCTCATTCACCACCTGTTCGCCCGGCGACCGGATGGTCTTCGCCGCCACCGGGTCGCCCTCATCGGCATGCCTCGCAAGAACGGCAAATCGGCCCTCGGCTCGGCCCTCGCCCTCGACGGTCTGTTATTCGACGTGAGCGGGGCCGAGGTGTACTCGGCCGCAGCCGAAAAGGAACAGGCCAGGATCGTCTTCGGCGAGACGAAGCGGATGATCATGGCGAACGCCGAGTTGGCGGCGATGTGTAACCCGATGCGGGACGTGATCGAGGTCATCACCCGGGGTTCGATCTACCGGGTGCTGTCGGCCGAGGCTTACTCGAAGGAGGGCCTCAACATCTCCCGGGCGATCGTCGACGAGCTTCACGCCCACCAAAGCGACGAACTGTGGAACGTGCTTCGCAACGGCACAGGTGGACGGATCGAGCCGCTGATTTGCGCCATCACGACCGCCGGGGTGATGACTGACATGACCGGCAACGAGTCGGTCTGTTACCGGATGTTCCGTTACGCCGTCGAGGTCGCCACCGGTCTTCGTGAGGATCCGACGTTCTTCTTCGCCTGGTGGGGTGCACCCCAGGGTGCAGATCACCTCGATCCCGAGGTGTGGCGCCGGGCGAACCCGGGCTACGGCGACATCTTGAACCCCGAGGACCTTGAGGTCCTTTCCCGGACGACCCCGGAGAACGAGTTCCGAACCAAGCGGCTGAACCAGTGGGTGCCGGCGGCTTCGGTCTGGCTGCCCTCGGGCGCATGGGCTGCCGTGGCCGATGCGACCGTCACGATCCCGGATGGCGCCGATTGCGTGCTCGCCTTTGATGGTTCCTACAACGGCGACTGCACGGCCCTCACCCTCGTGAGCGTCGGTGACAAACCACACATCACCCTCATCGAACTCTGGGAGCCGAGCCTCGACCGCAGCCAGGTTGACGTTCTCGAAGTCGAAGAGAAGATCCGTGCAACCTGTCGGCGTTATCACGTTCTTGAGATCGCTGCCGACCCGTACCGCTGGGAGCGCAGTCTTCAGATCCTCGCCGACGAGGGCCTGCCGGTCGTGACGTTTCCGCAGAACCCGGCCCGGATGACGCCAGCCACGACCCGGTTCTACGAAGCCGTGATGAACGGGCAGCTCACCCACAATGGCGATCCTCGCCTTGCTCGCCATGTTGCGAACTGCATCCTGAAGGTCGATTCCCGGGGCTCACGACTCGCTAAGGACGCCAAGAAGTCCGTGCACCGTATTGACGCCGCCGTGACCGCGGTCATGGCGTTCAACCGGGCGGCGAACCTCGAATCCGAGCCGGTGCCCTGGGTCGAGTTCGTCTGAAAGGAGCGCGATGAACCTTTTTCCCTGGCGTAAGCGCTCTCCGTTGGTCCCTCCCGCCGCCGTCGACCGGGATGCGTCGCTGTCGTGGCCCGATTACCTCGAGCTGTTTACCCGGTTCGGCTTCGGTGGCATCCAGTACCAGGTCCCGTCCGGGTCGATGGTCGAACTGACGGCCTTGCAAGCGCAGCGAAATCCCATCGTCGCGGCCTGCATAACCCTTCGAATGCTCGTCTTCTCGGAGATCACGTTCGCCTATCAGAATCGCCGGAACGGGATTCTCGGCGACATGTTCACGAGTTCGGCCTTGAGTCTGCTCGAGAACCCCTGGCCGAACGCCTCGACGACCGATCTTCTCGCTCGGATGGAGTTCGACGCTTCGCTGTACGGAAATTCCTATTGGGTGAGCGAGTCATCGGGTCTTTTGACCCGACTCGATCCGATGAAGGTCGACATTGCCACCACCGACATCACCCAGAACTCTTCAGGCCAGTCCATCGGTAAGCGTCTTATCGGCTACAACCTGCGAGACGACCGTCAGAATACGATCGCCGCCTTCTCGGTCGAACAGGTCGCCCATTATGCACCGATCCCTGATCCCGGATGCGAGTTCCGTGGCATCTCCTGGCTGAGCCAGCTCCTGCAGGATGTGCTCGCCGATACCGATCTCACCGAGTTCAAGCACGCCTATCTCTCGAACGGTGCGACCCCGAACCTTGTCGTGAAGTTCGGCGACAAGGTCTCGAAGGACACGGCCAAGGGATTCCGGGACGCCCTCGAGTCCGGCCATACCGGACCCCAGCAGGGATTTAAAACCCTGTACCTCGGCGCCGGAGCCGATGTCTCGGTTGTCGGGTCGAACTTCGAGGGTCTGATGCTCAACTCCGTGCAGGCCGCGGGCGAGACACGCATCGCTACGGCCGCTGGTGTGCCCCCAACGCTGCTGTCGCTTTCGGAAGGCATGAAGGGCTCGGCACTCAACTCGGGCAACTACGCATCGACCAGGCGGCGATTCTCCGACGGCACGATCCGACCGATGTGGCGCAAGGCTTGTTCGGCCCTGCAGACCCTCGTGCCGCCGCTCTTCCCGGGTCCACGCCTTTGGTACCTCGAGAACGATGTCCCGTTCCTCCAGGAGGACCTGACCGACGCAGCGACGAGTCGCCAGATGGATGCGACGACGATCCGGACCCTTACCGACGGCGGCTACGAGCCCGACTCGGTCGTGAAAGCGGTGTCGACGAACGACCTTAGCCAGCTCGTTCACTCGGGACTCTTGAGCGTTCAACTTCAGCCCATCACCGAAAAGAGCGCCGAGGCGAAGCCGCCGACGCCGAGCGCCCCCGCCCTAAACGGGGCTGCCGAGCCGGTCCCGGCTGCCTGATCTCCCGAGGTGACCATGCCTGACCTGAATTCTTCCGACCCAGTGATCTCTCGTGACGAGGTGAGCGATGGTCTGGCCCAGGGTGTCGACGCCGTCCTCGACGAAGCGGTGGACCTGCTCAAAGGGATCGATCTCACGACGCTGCCGCCGGACATCCAACAGGCGATCGCCCTTCTCATCGCCGCCGAGGCAACCGCCGATGAGCTGCTTGACGCTCTCGGGCTGGCCGACCCGGACGAGCTGGGCGAAGACGGTATGGACGAGGCAACAGCCGATGGAATGCGAGCTCGCCTCGCCGAGCTCGAAACGGTCGTTCGGGCGCGGGTCAACGGCATGGATCGCACGATCGAGGTTTTCCGTCAGGTCGAGTTCGAGTCGTCGCCCTCGTTGGATGGCCTCACTCTCGAGGGCTACGCAGCAGTGTTCAACGAGCCGACCCTGATCGATTCCTGGGAGGGCACGTTCCGCGAGCAGATGATGCCCGGCGCTGTCGACAAGACCTTGGCGGAGCGCATGCCGGTGATGATGTTCGACCACGGGAAGCACCCGCTCATTGGTCAGATGCCGATCGGGACGTATCAGATCGCCCGGGCCGACGACAAGGGCCTGTATGTGAAGGGTCGTCTCTCGGATAACTGGCTCATTGAGCCCGTCCGGGATGCCATTCGAGACGGTGCCGTGAAGGGCATGTCCGTCCGCATGCGGGTTCTGCAAGACAAATGGACGAACGGCTCGGATCACATCCCGAACCGTTCGCTCACCGAGATCGCTATTCACGAAATGGGGCCGGTTGTTTTTCCGGCCTATATCGATACAACGGTCAGTGTGCGAAGCCGAGAAGTTGTCACTTCACTCACCGACCCGCAGGTGAAGCGAGAGATCGCCCGCCTGTTCGCTATGGGCACCGATTTGTCGGCCGCCCGCAACATCGTCGAGCCGGGCAGTTACCACTCGACCCGTTCACGTTCACAACGCAAGGCCCTCCTGGCCTTGCTCACCGAAAGGAGCGGCTAAGTGCCAACCCCACTTGAAGAGCTGCGTGCTTCGGTGGCAGAACTGCGGGGCGAGATCGTCCGGCTGTCTGACATCGAGGACATCAGCGAAGAAGATGACGAGAAGCTCACCGTCATGATGTCCGAATACGAGATCCGAAAGGCTGACCTCGACAGGCTCGAGGAGCGTGCCAGGCGCATCGAAGAGATGAAGGCGCTCACGACCCAGACGGTCGTCGGGTATGACCCGAACTTCGGCGTTACCCGTGAGGTCGACCCATTCGAGGGCGACGTGATGACCCTTCCCCGGCCTGAACTGCGTGACCGGGCGCTGAAGGTCGTCGAGACCGAGGGCAGGAGCCTTTCGGCCGCCCAGCAGGACAAGCTCGATTCCCTGCTGCGTAACCGTCTGCCGGACCGGGACAACGCCATCATCGCCCAGCGGATGCTCTTAACCGAGCACCCGGCGTATCGCAGCGCCTTTATGAAGGGCGTGACCGGTCGACCGAACTTCTCGGCCGAAGAGTCCCAGGCGCTTTCCGCCTTCGATGAGTTCCGTGCGGCATCAGAAGGCACGATGGCCGCCGGTGGCTTCGGCGTGCCGGTTCTCATCGACCCGACGATCATCTTGACCTCGGGTGCAGCCGATGCCCCGATCTTGAACATCGCCCGAACCGTCAACATCACGACGAACCAGTGGAAGGGCGTGACCTCGGCGGGCGTGGTTTGGTCCTTCGATGCCGAAGGCACCGAAGTCTCGGACGACACTCCGACACTCGCTCAGCCGACGGTCCCGGTCTATATGGCACGAGGATTCGTGCCCTACTCGATCGAAGTCGGGATGGACTACCCGGGGTTCGCCGAAGAGATGTCGATGCTGTTGAACCAGGGCTACCTCAACCTGGTCGCAATAAAGTCGATGTCCGGCACCGGGACCCTCGAGCCAAACGGGATCTTCACGGCGATGCAGAACGCCACGACCTCCCCGGCCCACGTCCTCGTGACGACGAAAGGCGCCCTCGGAGCGATCGACGTTCGCAAGGCGTGGAGTGCTCTTCCCGAGCGGTTCCGGCCGAATGCGACGTGGCTGATGTCGGTCGATGTCGAGAACCAGGTCCGTGCCTTCGGCAACGCCCTTGCGTTGTCCGACTACACGGTGAACCTGGCCGCCGACGGTACCTCGGTGCTCACCGGTCGCCCGGTCGTGACGACGGACTATGCGCCGTCCTTCGTCGGCACAACGGGTGCCGAGTCCTTCGCTGTGGTCGGTGACTTCCGCAATTACCTGATCGTCCAGCGTGCCGGGATGGCGGTCGAGCTCGTCCAGCACCTGCTCGGCACGACGAGCGGCAGGCCGACCGGTCAGCGTGGCTGGTTTGCATGGGCACGGCTCGGCTTCGATGCCGTGAACACGAACGGTTTCCGGCTGATCGCGAATACCTAGTCCGACCATTTAGCAGGAAGCGTCCCGACCCGTCGTCCCGGCGGCGGGTCGACGGGTCGGGGCTCACCTTTGCCGCCGAAGGAGAAAATCGTATGCGCTACGTCTATGCGACATCGACCTGTGTGGTCGTTGACAAGGATCAGATGCCGACCACGCTCGTCGCTAATGAGCCTTGGGACCCCAATGCCGAGCTCGTGCACTTGCGCCCCGAGCTCTTCAGCGATGAGCCGCTCGTCGTTCGTGGTCGCCAGCTCGCTTCACCGATCGAGATGACGACTGCTGAGCCTGGGCAGGTTCGTCGGGGTCCCGGTCGCCCGAGGTCGGTTGCTCCGTGACTGTCGATGGATCATCCTCGGCCGCCGTGCTGCAGGAGAACAATGTCCTGCTCGGCTACCTCCACATGGACGAGGTCTCGACGAGTTTTCACAAGTCGCTGATCGATCTGATGGGCTACGAATCGGCTCGTGGAAATCATCTGTACGCATGGGCGACCGTCAGCCCAGGCATCGGGGACATTCCGGGCGGTCGAAACGACCTGTTCAAACAGTTTCTCGAAAGTCCTTGTGAGTGGCTGTTCATGGTCGATTCCGATATGGGATTCGAGCCGAACACGCTCGAACAGTTGCTTTTGTTCGCCGACAA